CCAGTCACCGGATCAATGACAACACCGGCGGGAAGCGGCGGCTGGCTCAGATCCGGCGCGGGAGGAGCGATCACCGGAGCCTGGATGGTGGTTCCATCGACAACAGCGTCGCCCCAGGGCAGCGGAGGAGTGGTGATCGGCGGATTGATCTGGTTGGCGATCTGCTGGGCCACAGCGGCTTCGGCAGCGTTTTTGTCCACGCCATTGGTCCAGACCCATCCTAGAACCTGTTCCTGGGTAAGCTGGTCGAACGGAGTGAAGTTATCACCAGCAGGAGCTTGGAAGCTCACGGTGGCATAGACCGATCCGCTGTACTGACCATCGGTGGCGGAACACCTCCAAGCGGCGGTGACGACGACATCGGTCAGGCTACCGTCAACAGGCTTGACCCACAGGGTTTCGATTTTCCAGAGAGGCGTGATCATATTACTTGTTCTTCAGAGCGTTGACTTCAGCGGAGAGTTCCTTGATTGCGGCTACCAAAAGCGGAATCACTTCGGTGTAACGAAGTCCCAACGATTCGCTTTCAGTCGAATCAACAGCTTCAGGAAGCACGGATTTCACATCTTGTGCAATCAGGAATGAGCGACGGGTTCCATCTGTATCGGACTTGTATTTGCCAATCACAGAACGCAGAGAACCGACCTTGGTAACCGCATTAGTAATTGGCTCAATGATATCTTTCAAACGCTCGTCAGAAACCGCAGACCAAGCACTCGCTCCATCAGCCATCGTGACGCCAACACTGCTAGCGTTCATCACAAACAACGTGTTGGAGTTGTTGACAGCCCCAAACCTCCAATATAATCCAGCAGTGGAAGCTGTGTTTCTTATTACAATACCATCTGGTTGCGCGAAATTGGTAAACAATGCAATTCTGCTCGCAAGCGGAGATGATGTATCACCCACCAAAAGATTCCCACTCGCATCCAGCGTCATCGCTTGGGTGAAGGTGATCGCATTGCCAGCGGTGCCGGAGGCGGCGTTGTACCACCTATGCGCACCAGACGACTGACTGTAGTACGAAGCGGCAACACCAGTAGCAGCATACTTGTATCCAGCACCGCTAAAATACCCATTTACACCGACATCAACACGATATGCTCCAGCGTTTCCAGCGATGAAATTAGGATATCCCAATTCCATTGCCTTAAAATTACCATCCCAAGCCTGCGGCGCGGTTCCGAGACCGAGGTTGCCGGAGGAGTCGAGGGTGGCCCTCAGCGTGTTGTTAGTGCAAAGATACAGCGGATTAGTCGATAAAGTTCCGATTGCAAGACCGCTTGAATTAGCGGTTAGCGCGTTTTCAAAAACAACATTTAACTTAGCTTTATTGATTCCGAAAATGGTTCCAGAAGCATTTTGACCGTATGATTCAAGGGTCAAATAGTTGGCAGCATTAGACTGAAGATCAAACCTAGCTCCAACATTAGTTCCAGAGTTCGTGTTATTAACGACAAGTGTAGTTTCAGCATCTTGCGATTTTTGAACGTGCAGAATAGATGTCGGACTTGCCGTCCCAACACCCACACGATCATTCGCGCTATCAACCTTCAGCGTCGAGGTATCAACCGTCAGGTCGCCGGTGATGGAGGCGTTTCCGGGGACAGTGATGTTGTTACCACTAGGCCCAGTAGCCGTGTACAACTCGCTAAAGTTCGAGTTGCAGTACTGGAAAGCCGTACGCAACGGCGTTCCCGTTCCGTCATTCGGAGCCGCACCGACATTGATCGTTTGCTGTGACATAATCTTTTGTTAAATGAATTCCGTCATGTCCGCCGTGATGATGGTGCTGTCAGCAGTTACCACCGTGCTATCCGCCGTGATATCCGCCGAACCACCCAAAGTAGCAGCTTCCCAAAGTAGGCCAATCTCCAACAGATTGCGCTCACGCGGACTCTTGCACGAAGCACCCCACGCTTCAGCTATCAGCGATGCAGCATCCGTACAGGAGATATTGGCCATATCAATGGTCAGCTAAAATAAACCAAGCGGTGCCGTCCGACATGATCGTCAAACTATTCCACTGCGGAGTCAGCGTGTGGGTCGCGGCACCATCAATCGTCTCCGCCGCATAGCCGTCCACGATCACCGCATTCGCTCCGCTATTGATCCGCTTGAAAGCGTAAATCCGGCCAGCGACCAATGCCGCCGGAGGAAGCGTCATCGTAATGGCTCCAGCCGTCGCATCACAGATCAGCAGATAATCGCCGCTGATGACATTCCCGCTCGTCGTCACCGTCCGATACGCTCCACGGGTAGCACCGCCACCCTGAAGATAGCTCGCGATACGATTCTCAAGCGCGAGCTTTCCAAGCTCCACTTCCCACGGCGACCGGCACCCGAATGGCGCGGCCTCGTTGATCAGCGTCTCCGCTTCGTCGCAAGTAATCGCAGCCATAAAATTAGCTCATCATCGGACCCTGCCCACGACGCATCACCTCAGCGATGAAACTCTCGCGCCCACCGCCACCTTTAGATTCCATCTCACCCTCCTCCTCCATCTCCTCCTCGCCGCCCTTCATCTTCTTGTTCTTCGCGGCTTTCTCATATCCAGGGATGGCCACACCATCCACCTCGATCAGTTCAGCCTTGCCACCCTTGCCAAGAACAATCGTGGCCATCGTCTGAAACGCTTCGCCCTCAGCCAGATTCTCAGGAATCTCAACACCCTCCGGTAGCATGAACTTCGGCATATCAAAGACACTCAAGCGACCATCATAAATGTCAACGAAAAACCCTCGACCAGATGTTTCTATCATCCAATCGAGGGTTCGCGGTGTTCTACCGCTTCCCAATGAGTCAACCTATTCAGAATACCCGCTGGCAAGTTGGCCAACTATCCATCATCCGTCAAAACAAAAATGCCGTGAGGATTTCTCTCCCCACGGCACAATCGCTATCGGATCTCGATTACGAGCAGATGATAGTCGTCAACGCACCAGTGCAGCGGCGGAAGATGATCGTCATGCCCTGATTGGTGAATATTGGCTCGGCGGCATGGATGAACTCAGCGTAATGCTGGCCCTTCTTCTCAAGCGGATCAGCGCAATCCACGTTGAGCTTGTAGGCACCAGTCACCCACTGCCACTCGCCCATGTAGTTGGTCGGCATCCACGACAGATCGCCAACGCGGTTCACGGGGCGAACGATGTGGCTCTTGAACACATACGGAGTCACGACGAACGCGGCCTCGTACGGAGCAGACACCCACGACGGATTCACGCTGAACACAGTACCCTTCGTGCCAGACGAACTGGTGAACGGCTGAACCAGCGTGTACTTGCCGCCAGCATAGGTGAACCGGGGCGGGAACAGATTCGGCACATGGCGGAAGTTCTTGATCACACGGTTCGCACCAATGCGCTTCAAGAGTTCGGCACCCGTACCACTGCCCATATCCGCATAGCGCAGATCATCGCGGAACTGAGGATTGTTCTGCGCGATACGCTGCGAAGCCTCCAGACCGATGTACAACGGGAACACCGGACCATCGCTCGAATAGCTGATGAAGCCACTCGAATCAGGATTGGTCGCGCCGTTACGAATCAACGTAGCAGCAGTCACATCCAGCATCTCCTGGGTCAACTCGCTCGTCGCCTGATTCAAAGCCTGACCAGCGGAGCCAGTCTGAATCCAGGGGAACTCGTTCACACCAGACGGAATCGTCTCCACCTGCGTAAAGGACGAGTCAGCCACGGCCTTGATCGCGAACTTCGCGAACGTGTTCTGATAGCGAGTCTCCCAGCTACGCTGGGCGCGGATCGAGAGCTTCTCAAGATACACACGGAGGAACGCCTCAACACGATGATCAAAGGTCAGATCATCCTTACACAGCAACGGACCCTTGAGCGCGAAACGCTCCGGGGACCAAGTCACCGCGTTGTAACCCACAGGCACATCCGCATAGGTCACATCGCAAGCACCACCATTCTCGCCAGTAGCAAGCGTGATCGCGCTCCACTCCTCAGCCGCAGTCGGCTCAATCGAAGTGGTGTTGAACGAAGTCTGCGTCAAACCAGTACCCTGCGGATACTCGCCACGCTCAATCAAGTTGAGCCACATCGAGCGGTACGAAGCCCGCTTGTACACATCCTGCGCGAGCGACTCGGTCGCCACAGCGAAGGCGTTAAAGACATTAGGACAAGACATATTTCAGAAAATTAACCGACGTTATACCGACTTTGTAGAAGCGGGCCACTATCCCCACATTGAGGACAATTCCGCAGCGCGGGCGTCACTTCCGCTTAGACAGTTTGTGGCTGACGACCAATCAGCCAGCATCTCGTTTTAGGTCCGATTGCGCGAATACAGCGATTACTGGCCCGCTCGCGTCAATACAAAAATACCATGTCCACAAGCTCGTTCTGCCACGCCATGTACGACCGATTCCCATAAATCTCGCCTATCCGCTTCTCCCGAATCAGTTCATGTCGATCAATCATGCCGCGATAAACATATGGACCTGGAAATGTTCCCGTCATCAACGCATACGCATCCACTTCACCAGCTTTCTCGCCCGTCTTCTGACTCACCAACAACCGACCATGCTCATACGTCGTACTCTTCACATCCACTCTCAAGCGATCATACAACACACAGTCATAAGCCTTGTACGGCGGCTCCACATCCGTCTCCAAATCTGGATACACATTGAATAATCTACAGAAGGCCAATTCCCCTGCTATGCCCTCAAGATCAATTCCACGCTGACCCAACGAACTAATCACAACATTCGGAACTCCTAGTTGGTCGTTCCACTCGCTACGCCGCTTCGCCACATACTCAGCCAATCGTTGCTCGGATATGTTTAATTTTACACTATTTCCAATTTTAATCATGTGTCAAAAGTGCCAAAAATTTTTGAGGGGGGGTATCGTAAACGAAGCCCACCCCAAAAGGGGACCGCCCAGGCCCAGTTGAAACTCTACTTATCCCATAGAATAACAATCCTTTTCCTATCCCATTACCCTATTCTATTTCATTACTTGGCGTTATGTTTAATGTTTTATCCGGCAATGCTCCCAACAGATTAATCGATACAGTCGCGTTTTCGCTTGTGTCAGACCATCCGAAAACGAGAGCGGAACGTTTGCTAATAGACGCTAACACTTGCTCCCTTGTGTTTTCTTCGCGTATGTCACTGATTTGATAATTGTCGACTCTTTCTAGTGTTGTGATGGCATCATTAGCTAGTTTGCTTCTAACTAGTTTAGATAGTGTTTCAATAGAGTGTTCTATTTGTTCGCTTTTCTTTTTAAGAGAAAAGTCACCCATATCTCGCTTCACCTTAGTCAAGCCGGAGCGGCTTGCCCTGGTCATTAGCGTTGACTCTGGTACGTTCAACTCCTTTGAAATCTGCTTCCAAGGCATCCCCCCTAGGTACCATGTTTTTGCCTTGTCCCATTCCGTAGCGTCCATGAGTACCTTGTCAGGCAAGATACCTTGTGACGCAAGTCTTACCTTTCGGATCGGCCTAGGCTTTCCCTTCCCTTTCCTGCCCTCTGAAAAAAACTTCAAAAAACTACTTGCGCTCCGTTTCCGCCCGGTCTAGTCTCTCTCCCGTGAACAAAAAACGCATCGAAACCTTAGCAAAACTCGCCTTTTTCATCTTGGCGAACCTTATCCTTGGCTTCGCCTTCTTCTTCCTTTTCATCCGCTCACAACTCTAATCCACAACCAATCAAATCCATGATCACCATTGAAATCCCCTCAGCCTACGCAACCAATCCCGAAACGGAACGCGCCTATCTCCTAGGCCGGAACCATGGGCACGGAATCGCTTGCCATAATGTCCCGTCAATCGGCGACTCAATCTGCCGCTCCATTGATTGGATTGGACTCGGGAAAACCGTCACTGAGGAGAACGCGAAGGAATACCACGAGGCTCTTTGCTTCGCTGCCGAATCCGGCTCCCGTGACTTCTCACCTTTCGAGTTTGTTGCCCATGATTTGAACGAAAGCGAAGACAGCGAAGACTTGTGGGCCGCTTTCGAGGCTGGCGTTTCCGATTCGATTCATTCCGATTTGAAAGGCTATTCCGTCGAAGACTACAGCAAATAAACCATTCCATCCCATGATCACCATTCATCGCGCCTATTCCGAAGTAACTCCCGAATCAGCCGAATCCGGCGAGGAATCCGATAGCGGCTCAATCGGCACGGAATCCGTCACGTTCCGCGAACTGGTCAATCTACTCCGTGAACATCCCGTTCCTAGTTCCTGGCCTACCGACGGAACGCGATGGGATTGGTTTTCAACCTATTCCTTCGTGACGGATTATCGGGAAGGAACGGAACGGACGGAATCAATCCATTTTGACCATTCCAATCCGTCACGGCTTGAAAAGTATTGGCGGAAAGCGATTCAACTAGCGTTCAAGCGGAAGTGATTCCCGATGCTTCCCCATGGGAAACCGTGGGGAATGATCGGCAATCAAGCCGAATCACAAAAACTAATCCATGAAACTCCACTATCCCTTCATTATCGGCCCAAGACTCTGCCCGGCCGTTCAAATCGGAAGCGGCTCCGATTCCCTTTTCCTATCCTTGGACGAAAAAGGATTCATCTTGGACGGCTCCTTTGGAGAACATCGAATCCGAGACTTCCGCCCCGGAATGGGCCGTCATTCCATCGAATCCCTTTTCGAATCCATCTTGGCATTCATGGAAGCGGCAGCGGAATCCTTTCGTTATGCGGAACGGAATGGAAAAGACGGAATGAACGGTGAAAACTCCGATTTATTCCCGAAAGAAGTGACGGAATGCCTTGCCAAGTTATCCGATGAAATCGGAATGATCCGATTTGAAATTGCCGATGCCATCGAAAACGAAGTTGAACTAATCGAAAACTAATCCCATGAACAAATCCGACGAAATACAAATCCTTGCCGATTGCGCCGATAAATTAGGCTCCGATTCCTACTGTGGCCAATGGCTTCGCGATCAAATCCCGTTCATCGAAAGCGATCTTCGCTCCGATATCGCGCCCGGAATCCTGGCAAGCGCATCAATCAAAGACTGCGCCCATCGCTGCAATCAAATGCGCTACGAAGCAATGCGCGAGCGCGACAAGATCATTTTGGGTGCGCGGAACGAAGCGGAAAAGATTATGGAATCCGCTGTGAAACTAGCGGAATCGATCCGATCCGGTTTGAAACGAGACATCGAATCCGCATTGCATCAAATCACCAAGATTTGATTCCCCGCGATTCCCCATCGGGCAACTGGTGGGGAACGGCGGGCAATCAATCCCGATTCCCGATTCACAAAATCAAACCATGAGAACCACAGTTACCAGTTACCAGTTTGTCGAATCCTTTCGCGCTTGCGGACGCGAAACTCAATTCTCCCGTGCGGCTCTTTTCGCTTTGTTCGATTATCTTGAATCCTACGAAGAGGACTGCGGAACAGAACTTGAATTGGACCCGATAGCCATTTGCTGCGACTGGTCAGAATTTGAAACTGCAGTTGACGCTGCGAAATCCTACGCGCGGGAATTCGACGATGAATCGGACGCGCTAGACTTCCTGCGGGACAAGTCGCAGGTAATCGAATTCCAAAGCGGCGTCTTGGTTCAAAACTTCTAATTCCCCGCGCACCTATGTCAACCTTTACCCCCGGACCTTGGGCAATCAACCGATCCGTTTTTTCGACGACAGAGAAATCGGAGCTTCACATTGGAAACCCGCGTTTGACGTGCGCGGTTGTCTACGTTGACAACATGAGCGAGAAAAAGAGCGATCAAGAAGCCAACGCCCGCCTAATCGCTTCCGCGCCCGAATTGCTCCGCGCATTGGAGGATGCGGAGTTTCTATTGCGGAAACTGTCGAACAATCCAAAGGAGATTGGCTCTATGTTGGACAGTTTGAAGCGGTGCGCGATTGACGCCCGCGAAGCGATCCAATCGGCATCCCCCTCGAACAATTAAAACCGAAAAAACATGAGTGGAATGAGCATTGAAGAGGCAAAAGCCTATTTGCGCGAGCGGGACAATGAAGGCGTTTTCGGTCTGACCTGGGAGGAATTGCGGCACAAGTTAAGGTCAGGAAAAATCACCGTAAACGCGCAAAAAATGCGGATGAACGGGCGGAAGTGTGTCCGGTGCGGTGATCCGGTCAAAAAGAACTCGCTGTTGTGCCGATGCCCTAACTGTCAAGTCTGACCCATCCTCCGCGCATCATCGGGCAACTGGTGATGCGAAAGGGTAGGCCACCATTCTGCCACCTATTCACGCACACAAAATCGAATCATTATGAATCAAAAACTCGTTCCCGCAGTTGACCGAAACTCTGAAGTCTACCGCGACGGCTTCGCGAGCGGATCACAATATTGGAATCTGCCAAGCTATTGGCAGCATGAGAGCAATCGAAAAGCGATGCACGGCATTGGATACCTAGAGCCTAAGATTCGCGACTACTGGATCGGGTGGCTCGCGGGCAAAGAGTCCATGCGCGAGCGCAATTCCCATTGGGTAAATCAGGTGCGCGATGCTGACGGCGTGATGCGTCCGCTATCCCATGCCATTCGCGTCTTTTGAACCATCAAACCAAATCCGAATCCATGAGAAAACAAACCGTCCTCATTCGACTTTCCACGGAGCCGTCCCACTGGGGAAGCGATGTCACCGCAACTGACGTTTCGCGTATCTGCGACAACCTCGAATCGCTCCTCCGCGCAGAGTTTGGAGAGCGGGCCATTCTTACCTTTGAACGCACCGCAACACCGCATGGCGGCGGCGTCCAATGCGAGCATGAAGACTCCGCGCAGCAAGTGTGGGAATGGATTGCCAACAACTGGACTGCGGCGCTTTGATTCCCGCTCCGGTATCCTATGCGCGGATGCGTGTGGGATATCCTTGGCTGATTCTCGCCGAAAGTCACCGTGCCGTAAGGCGCGGTGCCTTCGGGCGGCAATCCGCGAGACTAACAACGAATCGAATGAATGCAATCTTACTCTCCGCCCTGATCCAGGTTGAATCTGGCGGCAACGACTATGCGCGGGGGCGGCATGGCGAACTTGGAGCCTTTCAGATTCGGCCTGTTATGGTGCGCGATGTGAACCGGATCATGGGAACATCCTACGCGCACGCGCAGATGACCAATCGCGTGATCGCTCGGTTCATTGTGTCGTCCTATCTCGCGCATTACGGCAAGAATTTGAGCGACGAATCGCTGGCGAGGATTTACAACGGCGGCCCTCGCGGGCATCTCAAATCTTCCACGCGAGCCTATGCGCGGCGCATACGGCGAGAATTAGACAAGCAACTAGTAACCATAAGTAAAACTAATCCGAAATGAAACTGACCATCCAATCGAAAACCAACGCTCAAACGATCATCGACTTGTTCAATGCGATCATCACCGGCGAATGCGAGGAACACCAAGCCACGCCTATGAGCATTTACGATGAGACGAAGCACATTTGCAGCATTGTGGCGGCGAATGGCGAGCAGATCCTGGAACTGGTGATTGAACGTGAGGTAGGCGATGCGTTTGTCGAAGGGGAGGAAAAGCAATGAACGTCCAAGTGAGTGGTACGGAGGCGTCTATTTGCGCGTTGATCGCGCATAGGCAGCAACTTGGTATCAAGAAGTATGGGACAACCGTGCGCGACAATCCTCTCAGTCTCCGAAATTGGCTCATTCATGCGCGTGACGAGGCTCTTGATCAGGCGATCTATCTTGAGCGAGCGATTGAGGAACTGGACTCGAACGAGTAGGCCACCATCCCCCAGCCCATCCCTTTGAACATCGTCCTGTAGAAACCATGAATTATCAATTACATCTCGGTGATTGCCTCTCTGTTATGGCAACACTTCCCAACGCATCTGTGGATTCAGTTGTCACGGACCCGCCTTATGGTATGTCATTCATGGGAAAAAAATGGGACTACGACGTTCCTAGCGTGGCCATCTGGGGGCAATGTCTCAGAATACTGAAACCGGGCGGATATCTGTTAGCTTTCGCTGGAACAAGAACGCAGCACCGGATGGCAGTACGGATTGAGGACGCTGGCTTTGAGATTCGAGATATGATTGCTTGGGTGTACGGGTCGGGTTTTCCAAAAAGCCATAATTTGAAAGGCGACTGGCGAGGATGGGGAACTGCCTTAAAACCTGCGCTGGAACCAATCACTATGGCTCGAAAGCCAATTATTGGAACGGTAGCCGACAACGTTCTGACGCATGGCACGGGTGCGCTAAATGTGGATGGGTGCCGCATTGCGGCAAACGGGGAAGAGTTTGGAAGCCTTCCAAATCGTGCGTGGAATACGGGTGGAAAAACCTACGCTCAGTCAGCCCATAATCATAGAGACGGAAGCAATGCAGAGGCTGTTGCAAAGCTCAGGCAACTGGGCCGCTGGCCCGCAAACCTGATCCACGATGGAAGCGAGGAGGTGATCGGGTTGTTGAATGGTGCCGCACGGTTCTTTTACTGCGCCAAGGCCAGCAAGTCCGACCGAGGCTCTGAGAACGTCCATCCCACCGTCAAACCAACCGACCTGATGCGCTACCTATGCCGCCTTGTTACGCCGCCCGGTGGCGTAGTTTTGGACCCGTTCATGGGAAGCGGCAGCACCGGAAAGGCGGCAATGCTTGAGGGTTTCCAGTTCATTGGCGTCGAGCGCGATCCTGAATACCACAAGATCGCACACGCTAGGATTACCAGCCAACAGCAAGGGCGTTTGCTATGAGATTCAAGATTCAGTTTCGCGGGCATGAGAAGCTGGGATGGTTCGATTTGAAGCAGCTTCAGGATGATCGCGTTTGGCGGACGGCTTATTTCGAGGGGCGATCCGATGCCAGTTCCTATGCGCGACAATGGTGGCCCGAGGAGTACGCGAGCGGCGATGCCCGTGTGATGCCCGAGAGCCACCAGGAGGATTATGATTGTTACAATTAGCTATTAGTAATAAATGAAACCGAGTCACGCGAATACAAATAATCTCACCACAACATCATTCCGAATCGATTGCTCCGATCTATTACTATTACAGGAGCGGGCCAATGAACGAGGCTTCCGTTCCTGGGGCGCGTACATATCACACATTATCTATCTCCACGCGGTTACTTTCGAGCCTGATCTCCTCGCCCGCCTGAGCGATGGCGCACCCTCAAGTCGCAGTTTGATGCGGATCGATACCTCCGACGCCTCTACGGGGCATTTCCGCTCCAAGAAACGGCATCGCTGATCGCCAACCAAACCGCCACTTTGAGAACTGATCGATTGAACGAAAAAATAAATTGGGGGATGAAATCCGCAGCGGTGAGCGACGGCCCCAACAAGGGCCGCACAAGCGAAACCGCGAAAAGCGGATTTCATGCACTCCCTTTTAAGGGGAGTGCTTACGCCTCCCAAAAGGGGAGTAGGGAGGGGGGATACATAAGGAATTGTGAACATAGGGGAAGATACCCTTGACTTCCCAGAGGAGGTGAACTAAACCTTCTCCGACGGTAAGAAAATCAACGATATGTACACCCCTGATGGACGGACACTGAGGCAGGTTTTTCGGACCATGAGTCCGAAGAGGAACGACATGGACCAGAGCAAGAGCGAATTGCTGGCCTACATAATGTCACAGATTAATTGTGATATGGCTACGGCAGTTCGCGCCTTTAACTCAATGAGGAATCATAATAGCAAGGTATTGATATTTGATCCTATTGAGCGAGTCTGGTTCGGATGTGATTGGGCACCGGAGAATAAGGAAGCTAAGGAAGAATTCCTGCTCCGCGAGATGCGACGGCTTGATCGTCGCCTAAACGAGTTCGTGGCCTTCGTTAAGGACATGGACTATCGGCTCCAGAAGAAATCGACAATCGAATCGGAGTTCCGCGAATTGAAGAAGCATTACACTTGGTTCAGCGAACGCCATTCGGACGATGTTCTGGAAATCCAGACCAAGGTTGGAATCACGCCCTTGCCGTTCGATTTCGACTCAAAACCGGACGAGGAGGACATTCCCGCTCCGACTGAGAACCTTGATCCCAGGCACGTTTTCGGGCCGGAGAAGAAGAAACGGCCTGGGTTTGGAAAATCCTTGGGTCGGAAAAAATTTAAAAAATCTTTCTGGACAAGGCGGTAAACAACTTGTAGCGTATCGAAACGATGGTGCTGGACTGCGAGCCGGTGGAGAACGCCGGACGGGGAGTTGGAAACAGGCTCATAGGTTCTCCCGTGACGAACACCGGCACCATCCCACGATTTTCGATGATCAAAGTTTGGGACATTAAAACAGCGGCGAAAGAACTCCATGTATGTCGCGAGACGCTCTGGAGGATGATCAGAGCGGGCAAGATGCCGCATCGGAGAGTGGGCAAGCGGATCTTGCTGACCGAAGCGGATGTGGCGGCTTTGCTTGAAGACGCAGCGATTAGGAACGGAGCGACAAATCCATTTGCTCGGAAGGATAGGCCAAAGAAACAGAAGGTGGCCGACTCGACCGAGAAGCAGTCAGAGAATACAAACCAAAATCAGAATACCAATGAACAGCAGCAACCTGACAGTAGCGGTATCTCAACCGCAGGAACTAGCGACTCCATCCCAGACGGGGGAGTTTTACGACAAGATCAACAACCCGATGGAGGCAATCAAAACGATGGGCGATTGGATTGCTCACTCGGGGATGTTCGGGTGTGTGAAGCCGGAACAGGGATATGTCCTGGCGATGGAGTGCCTAGCGTCCCGACAGACGCCCCTGTCGTGGAAGCGGGAGAATCACTTGATCAACGGAAACATCACGATGAAGAGCGAGTCGATGTTATCCGGGTTGATGCAAGCTGGCTGGGACATTGATTGGGTCCAGTTCGATGCGAGCGCGGCGATTGCCGATTTCCGCAAGGGTCAGAAGGAACTTCGCGTTTCATTCACCGCAGAAGATGCGAAGCAAGCCGGTCTATTGCCCGCAAAAGCTGGCAGCGGCTGGGCCAAGTTCCCCGCCGAGATGCTCCGCGCCCGTTTGATCAGCAAGGCGACGAGGATGCTCGATCCGCGAATCACGCAGGGTCGCTACACACCGGAGGAAGTGGCCGACTTTGATCGTCCCACTGCTCCCGCCGCGAGGACTGAGCCGGTCAATGTCACGCCTCCTGTTCCCGAATTCAGCATCGCTCAACGCTTGGAGGATGCGCTTGAGGATCACGCTGAGAAAGCCAATGCGTTTCTCCTCTCGAAAAACCTGATCAAGGAAGGCCAGAACTTCCGCGATGTGTCAGCCAAGGTGGCCAACATGATCCTGTCCGACGTCGAAGCCTTCATCGCCAAGATCCAATGAGCATCAAAAACCGAGTCGTGAACGTGGAGATGGAAGCGGCGACCTATCACAAGGTCGATGCCCTATCGAAGAGCCTGATGACGAAGGCTCTCAAGTCCCCGGCGCATTACCGCGCTGCTGTGGACGGATCGCATGAGGAACCTACCAAGGCGATGCAGATTGGAACGGTGACGCATACCGCCATCCTAGAGCCGCATTTGCTCGATAGCATCGTAGCAATCAAACCTGATGGTATGAGCTTTGTCTCGAAAGAGGGCAAGCAATGGAAGGCCGACAACGCCGATAAGATCATCGTCGATTACCAGGAGATGGCCGACATTCGGAACATGGCCGATTCGGTTCGCCGCCACCCATCCTTCGAGGTATCGCACATCGACAACAAGATCGAGGCGAGCGTCTTCGCTGAGGACGAGGAGACTGGACTTGCGCTGAAGGCTCGACCGGACCTGTGGGCCGAAGGCATCGGAGTTATCCTCGACATTAAGACAACTGATGACGCGAGCGAGGAAGCATTCCTGCGGACGATCCTCAAGTTCGCTTATCACGTTCAAGCGGCGCACTATATTGAGATGACCGGCGCGACGGACTTTGTGTTCATCGCAGTCGAACGGAATGCTCCGTATGCGGTGGCCGCTTACCGGCTCTCGCCTGAGTGGCTGGAGCTTGGATTTGAAACGAGGCGGCGAGCGATTCGGATCGTGCATGAGTGCAGCGCGATGAATAGCTGGCCAGCTTATCCGACACAGACGACGACTCTTGGGTTGCCCGCTTGGGTTGCCCGCAACCAACAACAACTGAACTCGAAAGAATAACTGATATGTTCACAGTGAACCGTAAGGAAGCCGGATCGAAGTACATCGACACGGAAGGAACTCACGTTGTCACCATCGCAAAGGTGGAGGGTGCGCTGGATGCGAAGGGTCGCGAAGTGGCGACCATCACTTTCAAGCGGCACGACGGCGCGGCGATCACGGATCGTTTCATCAACCAGGAGAATGTCTGGTGGCGCGTGAATGCTCTTGTGGCTGCGACTGATCACAATGTGCCTGATGGAACGACCATCGATTTCATCGGCAACAAGGGCAGCTTCTTTGAATTTCTGACCGGCATGGTTGGACTTGAACTGGCGATTACGACCAAGGCTGAGGAATACGTCGCCAAGACCGGTGAAACCAAGAAGGCGATGCGTGTCCGCAGCTTCAAAAGCAGCAAGCTGGCACCTCCGCCTGATCTTTCGACTGAAGAGGACGCTGGAAATGCTATGCCTTGGTAAGTGATTTAGGGTCACTCGGCATACCCGTAAGTGTCGAGGTGGGGGAGCGCATCACTACAACGCTCAAACTAACCAAATAATTATGACTGAAAAGAAGCCGAGCAAATACGCCAACATCAAGACCGTTGTTATCTCCAAGGATACGCATGATAAGTTGAGAGCTTACTGCGATCCGCGTGGACTTAAGGTTCAATACGTTGCGGAGAACGTGATCAAAAACTGGATACAGACACAAAGTGCATGATCGCGAATGCTGAGACCTGCATCAAAGCGTTGCGGATATTGTCGCAGGATATCCAGAGCGACGATGGCGTGGCCAACGCTGCGCTCCATGAGTGCGCTGATCGGATGGAGCAGCTTGAGAACGATATCAAGCGTCTCACCACTGCCAACCTGCAACTGCGTGAAGGCGTCGAGGAGCTAAAGAAGCGCATCCAACGCTGGCACGACATTCTGACACCGCTCATGCCGTCCGATCTGAAGAGCTGGCATGAGAACAATCCTGACGAACTGCCAGAGGTAGCAGCTTGGGTCATCGAATCTCAACGCCAACGCATTGCTGAAATAGAAGCCGAGAACGACGCTCTCCGCGCCGATCTGCTGCTGTGGGAGAATGGAGGGCCGTTGCCGTGAAGTATCCAAGTTACTGCTGCCAGAAATGCGGAGAACTGATCGGTTGGATCGGGAGATT